ATTGGAAAGAGAAGCATGGCTATTTAGTTAAATCAGCATACGGAAATTTGGCAAAGGTTGTTGGTACTAAAAGCGGTAATACTAAACTCAACCACCCGGATGGAACGCTCGCAGAGTACCGAAGCATGGTGGAAGGCAAACCCTGGTTCTCTACTGGTGATAACATGAACTGGCAAGCATTACAGGAATTTATGGATGAAGAGTTCCCAAGTCCGTCACAGTATGAAAAATAAAAAGACGGTCATTTTGTTTAATTTATTCTAACTTTACTTTTTATGGCATATACCATAGCGAAGCATAACAGCAAGTTAAACGAATATCGCTGTGGTGTACAGTCTTGTAATAAATTACTTTTTACTGGCGAAGTGATTGAAGGCAGAGTGGAAAAGAAGTGTCAGTGTGGGGTAATTAATATAGTTGAAGTACCGGTCAGGAAATTTGGATCCTATCAAGATAACCTGAATCTGGTAAAGAAAAATCGCTGATTCAAATTATAGAGCCTCGAATGAAATGAAGGCCATCATCCCTTAACGGGGGCGATGGCCTTTTTGCATAAATACTAACCAGACAAGCTATGACACTTATCATCTTGCTTTCACTCATTTACATTATCGGTTTCAATATTTCTTACTGGATGCTATCAACTGAAATAAAAGCAGAGGGGGCCGTGTTTACTATTGGGGATCGAGTGGTGTGTTTGTTGTTATCATTAGGGAGTTGGGGAGCGGTGACATGGGCATTGGTGGCAAGCTGGATAGGTAGAATACAGAGGACAGGGTATTGGAATAAGCCAGTTGAGCAGGAGAAGATACAGGAGGTGGGAGTGGTGGCGGGGAAAGTAAAGGCAACTAACGGCGTTAAACCACACGTTACCGCATGAGTTTAGTCAAACGCATAACAACAAAAGATTACGGCTTCGGCCAACCTTTTAATGGGTTGCCGTGGAATGATAACATACTTGACGATACACCTATTGCTCCTATCTCTTTCAACCCATCGGAAGCACCGGGTAGTTTATTCTCGTTAACAGGCCGTGGTGCCGGGTCATTCTCGTACTCTGGACATGCTGATGCACTACACGCCTATAAGAAATGCCCACCACTCTCATCTATCATTAACCGTAAGGCACAAGCGCATATAAATGGTAAGACGTGGATAATGGCTGCTGATGGGAAGGAGAGCATGAGTGCGCAGAGTAAGAAGTTGCGAAAGCTACTTGCCAAACCAAACCCACTCCAATCCTGGAAACAATTCGAGGCACAACAAAAGATATACATGCAGTTATTCGGGTTCTGTATTGTACTACCTATCATTCCGGCGGGGTTTGAGAAGTACGGGCCGGTGGAAGCAACGAGTATTTGGAATATCCCACCGTACATGGTGGATATAACGGAGACTTCAAAGTTGTGGTACCAAACTGATCTGGCTGGTATTGTTCAGCATGTGAAATTGAATTACAAAGGAGTGCAAACTGATTTACCTCTTACCAATTTGGGCATTTTTAAAGATTTCATACCGAGTTTCAATACTATGGTTCTGCCTGAGAGCCGGGTATGCTTACTGGAAAAGCCAATCAATAATATTATAGCGGCGTTGGAGAGCGAGAATGAAATCATAAGCTACGCCGGGAGCCAGGGAATCATTACACCCGATAACGGAGGTGGGCAGTATGTTAATGTAGCGATGTCGCCGGAGGAGAAAACCCAACTGCAATTAGATTTCAAACGTCAATACGGTATTCGTCGTGGTCAATTTCGCTACATCATAAGTCCTGCTGCTATTAAGTGGCAATCTATGGGTACTGATCCACGCAAGCTAATGTTGATTGAATTTATTGCAGAGAATAGTGTAGAGATATGTAATGGATATGCAATGCCACCGTTCTTGCTTGGATTGCGTGATTCGACATTCAACAATCAAAATACTGCCGAGAAAGGTTGGTATCAAAATTCGATCATCCCGGAGAGCGATAGTGTGTATGAAGAGTGGAATCTGTTTTTTCGTACCGCTGAATGGGGAGATAGAATGGAAAAAGATTTTTCGCATTTGCCGATATTGCAGGAAGATGCTGGGGCGAAGGCGACTGCAAGGGACAGGCTTACCACCTCACTTGAGCGTGAGTGGCTAAACAATATGATAACAGCGAACGAGTGGAGATTAGCAATGGATATGGATACGGTAGCAGGTTGGGATGTTTATTATTCTGATTGGGTAAAGGAGGGAAAGTCATTCGGCAAGGGTACGCCAACAACAATTACTCAAACACAACCAACAAACGCATAACCTATGGCAACAAAAAAGAAATTAAAGAAAATGATGAGAGGGTTGGTTGCTTCCCTCCCTATGGTAATGCAAGAAACGCATGAAGTGCATCGTGTGAAAGGAGAGGTGTTGCTGGAGCAGGGGCATGATGCGGAGGAAGTGAAGCCGGAGGCGATATACATGCAACAAATGTCAGTACTGATTGCATTTAATCACGAGAAGCGTCTGCAAGCTGCGTACAGTAAGGGTGGAAGAAATGGCGTAACAGAATATATTAAATTAATTCGTAAAATTGTGGAACATGACACAGCAAGTAAAAACCCATAGCGATCTCGAAGCCTTACAAGCTAAGAAGATGGCGACACATTACCGGGTAACTAAGTCATTTGAAACGGTTACGAAGGATGTTGATATGACGAAGCGGATAGTGCAAAGCATCCCCAATACTTATCTATACTTCGACCAGGATCAGGATGTATTAATACCCGGATGTTCTGCTAAGTCATGTATGGAACGTGGGCCAGATAGTGTTGGTGATGCAAAGATTAAGAATGTAAAAGATCACGTTATCTCCACCCGTATTGGGAAGCCAACGGTATTGGATGAAAGAACAATAGATGGTCGCAAGGTTCTTTACGGTGAATCCCGTATGCTTACCACCACAGTTGGCAATGATATGCTCATTGAATACCAGGAGGGTGTGATTGACCAGCATAGTATTGGATTCCGTTACGTTGATCTATCCTTTCTCTCGCAGGATGATGATGAATGGAGTAAATATATCGCAATGCTACTTAATCCACAAGATGCAGAAAAAGTTGGGCATATGTTCTTGGTGAAGGAGATCGAGTTATTCGAGTGGTCGCCTGTATCATTCGGTAGTAATAAGCTAACTGATTATCTCGGAGTGAAGTCGTTGTCACCGGCAGCATTACAGTTGAAAGTAAATGACCGGCTGGACTTGCTTGGAAAACAACTTCGTAGTGGTAAGCAATCCGACTATGCTATGCTGGATTACGAACTTGAAACAAGGCAATTAAAACAAATCATAGTTGAACTATTTGAACAAGAGCCGTCAATGAAAGACACGTTAATCAGACGCCGTCTTTCGGAGGACACTACTGGTAAGGATGGTTCACTGATTATATGCGGCAACTGTTTGAAGCAATTCGATTACGTTGCTGAACCTGAGGCTGGAATGGGTTATGTAAAGTGTCCATCATGCGGACAGTTTGTAACACAGACCGGTTCGCTGGCAGTGCCTTTTGATTTATCGAAGGTGCTGAAAGATAACAAAACAATTTTTTTTAACCGTTAAAAATATAGACATGACGGACATACAATTTAAAGAATTTACCGATAAATTCGGTAAGGAAGCTGCCCAGGAAATGAAAACCCTCGGGGAAGCTATCGAAAAGCGGCTTAACGATGCCGCTATTGAAAGAGAGAAAGGTTTGATTACTCAAGCGCAATTTGACGAGAGAGTAAAAGCCGTGAAAGCCGGTGAATTAACAGAATTGAACGCCAAGCTGGAGAAGATGGAAGAGGTTGCAAAAGAACAGGGTATTGTTATCAACACCTTGAAAGAAGTTGGTGGAAAGCCGGTGCAGAAAACATTGCAACAGTTCTTTGATGGTCAGATAAGCATTAAAGATCAGGACGGTAAAGATGTTTCACTGAAGTTCATGGATAAACTGAAAGCACTCCGTGAAGCAAGATCAGGGTTTATTGAGATAACAGGAAGCGACTTTAAAGCTGCTGGCGTTACATCGGTAAGCGGAAGTATTGCCGATAATACTGCTATCGTTTCTCCTTACGCCCCCGGTATTGGCGGCCCGGAATTGCAGTTATTCGATATTGCCCGTAATCCAAACTTTATTATCAATCACGTGAATATGGGGCGTACAAATCAGTTCCGGTTGGCGTGGTTGAACGAAATCGATTACCAGGGTACTGTTAATGCCGCTATTGCAGAAGGTGGTGCGAAACCATTAACACAACACAGGTTCCAGGTTGAGTTCAGTTCGGCTAAGAAAGCTGCTGCGTATATTGAGCTGACTGAAGAGTTTGATACTGACGTTCCTGGTTTAGCAAGTGCGGTACGTAGGTTGTTAGGTATGGATGTTATCCGTGCTTTTGACGATCAAATCCAAACAGATGTTATCGCCGCTGCAAAGCCATTTGAGATTACATCGTTGAACGGCTTGGTGCAGGATGCTTGTGGTTGGGATGCTATTATGGCAATGATCGGCCAGGTTGGTAGTTATAACTTCACACCCGATACTGTTGCATTGAACTATCTAACAGACGTACTGCTTGAAACCAGTAAAGATGATAACGCCGCATACTTAATCCCACCGTTCCTTGATAGATTCCGGTCTATGATGGTGTTTGCAAATAAGCTGGCTATACGTAAAGCATTGGTTGGCGATCTGAAGCAGTACAACGTGGACATCTACAAAGATTTTGTATTAAGAGTAGGATGGATAAACGAGAATTTTATTAATAATAAGTTCTGTGTTCTGGGTGAGATACGCTACCATAGTTACATAAGTGATACTCGTAAGAAAGCAATTTGTTACGATGATATTTATGAAACATTGACCACGATTGATGGTGGAAGTATCAGCGGATTCTAACCTTGAATAACACATGAAGTCATGAGTTTAATTGATGCATCATATTTCGTTGGGGAGTTGAATATTCCAAACACTTCGTCTCCTGCTATTGCCGAACGGTTGCAAGTATTTATTGATAAGTACGAGCGGCAGTTTCTGGAGGACTTGTTAGGGTACGAGTTATGGAAGTTGCTTGACACGCAGATCACTCAAGAAGAGGAGAATAGTCCAGCTACTCCATTGCCCCGGCTTGCCATCTTGCTGGATGGTGTTGAATATACTGATAGTGGCGGAACGTTGCGCAAGTGGAGGGGGTTAGTGTATGTTGATGGCGCACTACCACGCAGCCTTATTGCTAATTACGTTTACTGGCATTGGATGAAAGATCAAGCTACGCAAACAACCGGCCTAGGTGAAGCAGCAACACAGGCGCAGAACGCAACACTGGTATCTCCAACAGGAAAGATGGTAGCTGCTTGTAATGAAATGGCGAGAGGGGTAGCGCAGTTGCATTACTTCCTCAATACCAACCAGGCTGATTACCCAGAGTTGGTGTCGAGTAACAAGTGGGGGATGTATATGTTGGCAGCTAACGTAAATCAATTTGGGATTTGATGAGTAAACCTCGAATAAATATACCGGCATTATTTGCAGCAGTAATTGCCGCAGTAGCTACCCGATTGGGCAGGCCGGTATATTTTGATTATGGTAAGCTGAAAGAGGTAACTCGTAAGCTAACGCAACTGGACATGGGGGTGACTACTAAGGATAAGAAGTACCCCCTGGTTTGGCTGGTAATGAACTACGCTGAATCCTATGGAGATCATGATGGGTTCTGCGAGTTAGATGATATTACTATTATGATTTGCGAGTTGACAGATCCCAGCAGTTACACCAGCGCAAGGATGGCTAACAACTTCGAGCCTACTCTTTATCCGATTTATGATGCACTAATGGCCGAGTTGGAGAGCAGCAATTACTTTGACCACCCCATACTTGAGTTTCAACACCAGAAGATTGATTGCCCGTACTGGAATGAAGATATGGCCAAGGGTGATTACAATCAATTCAATGACTTTATTGACGCTATTCAAATACGAAGGATGAGACTTATTGTAAATGAAGCAACGTGTGATCGGTTTCGGTTACTCGCTGCTTGATCTTTTAACTACTAAAAATTACGATTATGATAAATGTTTGTGCTACACTCGGTGGTAATCTCGGCACTCCCGCCTGTGACGTAAGGATGGGGCGGCCAAAGATTTTACTGCTGACTACGAGCAAAGAATTTACAGAAAGTGATATAGCGGATAGCCAATCGTTCCAGGCTGCTTTACAAACCGCTATGTTACTCTCGAAGGCGGATGCTAATAAGGTGTACGCCTTTCCTGTAGCGAATGAAGCTACTGATAATACCGGCGACCCTACCACCGGCAGTCTTGCTGATGGTTACGAGGAAGTGTTGAATGAAGCATTGCCAAAGTACCTGCTTCGCAGCAAGGTTGGCACATGCGTTCAACAACAAATGGCTTCTTTTAACGGATGGCCTGGAAAGATTTACGTCATTGATGATGCAGGTATTCTTTGGTTTAATACAACAGCCAGCGGTGGTGCCAGCGGATTCACCTGTGGTTATCTGTACACCAATCCTCCTAAATTCAAAGGGTCGGCAGACGTTCAGACTGCTAATACCAGGTTGACGTTTGGAACTATCGACGAGTTCAAGTACGACGTAGGTGCAGTGAAGCTGGATTTCAGTGTTACCAGCCTTCTTAACATTCTGGATGTTGTGTTAGACGACAGGGAGAGCGAGAATACCAGTGGCGCATTAAATAACGTGTTTGTAATTGGTGGTAAAACTAAGTGCGAGGGTACTGATATTTACGCCGCCTACAGTACATTGCTGGCTAACGTTACTTATTGGAGAGCGTATAAGTCTGACGGTACGTCAATAGCGATTACATCTGTAACCGTAAATGCCGGATTGTTAGGTTGGAATATTACGTTGAACAACGGGGTATTCGCAGCCTTAGCAAGTGGAACTGTATTCTACATCGACCTGCAAACACCAACAGTATTGCACGCTGCTGGTATTGATGGTATTGAAGGAAATAAATTGAGATTCGTGAAGTTCTAATTTGTGCAGTGGATGGGTTAATCGGAGCCGGCTGATGTTGGTCGGCTCCTTAATTTAAAGGTAAGAGCAATGGCAAGTATTAATCTCATAAGAAGCGCAGAAA